ACACAACCAGATAATTCGGGTGTACACAAGGGATTAATTGATTTAATTTTCAAAAGATTTTTGGATCGAAAAGTTCTTGAGTACAAAGCATTTAGAGAAATTACTTCTTCTTGGCCTGATCATCTGATTAAGAAATCAATTGAAGAAAACAACATTATGCCGCTGCGCTCTTACGATGATAATTATCTTGATCGTAATATTTCAGCCATAGTTGCAGCGGATGATGTTGTTATTGCTGTGTCTGATCACCTCGCTAGATATTTTACACCAAAAGATTTAGCTGACGGGTATGCTGATTTAAGTTATGAAATTACAGCACCTGATAAGTCAGACAATTTCAAGTGGTCATCTTTAGAAGAAGTAGAGTTTCTAAAACACAAGTTCCGCCGTGAAGGTTCTAAAGTCATTGCATATCCAATGGAGAAAGTTATTTATCAATTGCTAACATACTATAGAACTGAAAGCAAGTTGCGACCTCTCATGCAGATTCGTGTTAATATTCAAAATGCAATGAGATTTGCTTTCTTTCACGGAAGAGAATTTTATGAAGATCTTCGATCTAGAATTAATGATGAATATTCATCAGATAATTACGCATTTCTTATTGATTACGATGGCATGAGAATGCAGATTGAAGACGATCATAAATTCCAAGATGCAGAGTATGAAGGTTTAAAACCAACTTTCATTGCATCTGATGAAGAGTATGAAGATTTTTAACTTTCTTTATTTTTCTTATCACATATCAGCGCTTTTTAAAGCCAAGTCTATATAAATATATATTCCGTTTATTTTTTCCGCAATGCACCCGTTGGCATGGTCTACAGTGATATGTGAAAGTTTTTACAAGCATTTTCAAAATTTTTCAGGTTAAAATTTTATTTTGGCAATACTTTTCGCTTGTATTTTAAGTAGTGGCTTACAATCCACTCGTCTTCGAGAGGCCTAGGTATCAAAAGACTGGATAACATTTGACTAAGTCTTTCTGTATAGAAATTACGCAGATTTAAGGATTTAGTCAGATGCCTACTGTTTGGTCACCTCCCGTTGATGTCTCCCTTTTAATACTTTTTATTTTTTATTTTTTATTTTATTTTATTTTATTTTTCTTTGCAACAAACCCATAAATCCCGACCCAAC